TCCAAATGCCTTAACAATTGGCACTGGATTAAGTGGTACCAACTATGACGGTAGTGGTGCAGTTACAATTGCTATTGACAGCACTGTAGCTACACTTACCGGCACACAGACTTTAACAAATAAGACCTTTACTGATAACACCACATTCTTCCAAGATGAAGGTGACAACAGTAAAAAGTTCCAGTTTCAGCTTAGTGGAATTGATACTGCTACTACCAGAACACTAACTGTACCAAATGTCAATGGCACAATTGTTACCACTGGTGATACTGCTTCAGTAACCAACACCATGTTGGTTAACAAATCTGTTACAATTGGTACTACTGCAATCGATCTTGGAGCTAGCAGTACAACACTGGCCGGATTGACCAGTGTTAGTTCTACGGGTTTTACAGGTGCATTAACAGGTAATGCTTCGACTGCTACCGCTCTGGCCACCTCACGCAACTTCAGCGCAAGCGGTGATGCTACTGCACCTGCCGTGGGCTTTACTGGTAGTGCAAACGTTGATCTAGCATTAACCCTAGCCACTCTACTAGACGGATCAACAAACAAGGTTGCAGGTACATTTGGTAGTGCTGGTGCAGTTCCTGTTATTACGGTGGATGCAAAGGGTCGCGTAACCGCCATCACTACAGCAGCTACTTCTAGCTCATTGAACATCGCTGGTACTACCGGTACTGACACAGTAACAGTTGGTACAGATACCTTAACATTTGCAGGCGGTACAGGTGTTGCAACCACTGTAACCAACAATCAGGTCAGCATTGCAATTGGTCAAGCAGTTGGCACTACCAGCAACGTAACTTTCAACGACTTGACAGTTAGTGGTAACCTAACAGTTAGTGGTACAACAACCACTATCAATACCACAAACTTGAATGTAGCAGACCTCAACATCACAGTTGCTAATAATGCAACCACTGCTGCACAGGCCAACGGCGCAGGTCTAACAGTTGCTGGTCCAACAGTTCCTGCTACGTTTACTTATACAAGCGCTGACGATCGCTGGAACCTAAACAAGGACCTCAACGTTACCACAGTATTTGGTGCCTTGAGTGGTAATGCTTCCACAGCTACTGCCCTAGCAACTGGCCGCACAATCAGTATCACTGGCGACTTAACCTACACAAGTGCTGCCTTTGATGGTAGCGGTAACGTAACCGGCACAGGTACTCTTGCAAACACTACTGTAACAGCCAACAGCTATGGCAGCTCTACTTCAGTAGCCACATTTACAGTTGACAGCAAGGGTCGATTGACGGCTGCAGCTAACTCAGCAATTCCAACAGCGACCTCGAGTGTGTTGGGTTTGGCAAGTTTTAACAGCAGCGACTTCTTAGTAACAAGTGGTGCTGTAACAATTGCCACAGTAGACGGCGGAACCTACTAATTATTAACAACTCCATTCCTTTTTAGGATATTAAATGAGTAAGATTATTCTTAAAAAGTCCAGTGTTGCCAGCAAGGTTCCTCTTGTTGGCGATCTGGACTACGGTGAACTAGCCCTGAATTATACAGACGGATTGCTGTATTATAAAGACAGTGGCAATGTCATCCAAGTATTGAATCCAGCTGCTGTTGGCGGTGGGGGTGGAACAACTCTCTACAAAGGAACAGCTACCGTCAACTTTGGTAGCTTTCCTGGTAGTAACGAAGCAAGTGTGGCTGTAACAGGACAAACCCAAATAGGTAGTACTCCTGAAATTAAAGTGTTTGTCAATGGCAGTGATACCACCACAGACCATACAGCAAGTGACCACCAGTACCTACCGCTCTTAGCCAGTTTTACGGCAGGTGCTGTTGTAGCAGGCACAGGATTTACAATATACGCACGCAGTTTAGAGAAATTGCAGGGCACATTCAAACTAACATGGGAATGGAGTAATTAAACATGGCATTAGATGCAAATATCAGAGGTAGTACATCAGGCTTAGGGGCAGAAGTAAATGCCAGCAACCAACTTAAAGTAGTCACAGAAACAGATGTTGAAACAAATCCTGGCAATGTGGGTGCTATTAGGATGTTTTCAGAAAACGATCCTGGTTCAATAACAGGAACAGCCCAACTTAAGTCCCCCGAAACAAGTAATGATTATCGCTTGCGAATTGGTTTAGACACTTTGGCCTTTGATCACACATTTTGTGAAAGTACGCTAGACACAACCAAGTGGAGAATTCCTGTTACTCCAGCTGGTACTCCATCACTACCAACTATTGCCCTATCCAGCGGTTTTTTGAACGTAAATAACGCAGGTCTAACCACTAGCGCCTCTGCACACATAAGTATTCAGTCTCAAAGATACTTTAGAGTCCGTAATACTGCACCCATATACCTTGAAGTTACCGGCAATGTTAGTTCAGTTCCGATTACAAATCAAGTATTTGAAATTGGTTTATTTATTCCTACTGGCACAGCAGCTCCAGCAGATGGTGTTTGGTATCAATTAACCAGTGCTGGTGTTGTTGGTGTTATGAATTATAACGGTACTGTCACTCAGACCGGTGTTCTTGTTCCTCCTGGCAGTCTTCCTGTCAGTAATAATGGAAGCTACCTGATTACTATCTACCAAGATAACGTAGAGTTCTGGATTGATAATGTACTATATGCTAATTTGCCTCTTCCGGCCGGTCAAGCAACTCCTTTCTTAACAGATGCTCTTCCTGTGGGAATTCAGTATCGACAATCTGGTGCAGTAGCTGGTACTGGTCAAGCAGTGCTTCGTATTGGCGATGTTGGTGTTACAGTTGGAGATATCTCGTCCAATCGCACATGGGCTGCACAAATGACCGGTATGGGACACCATGCCAGCCAATTTCAGGGCGGTGCCGCCAGCACTGGTACAATAGCATCACTACCCAATGCAACGGCTGCTACAACTGTTACTGGTACTGCACTATCTCAGACCGTACCTATTAGGGCGGTGGCAACAGGCGGTTTCGGGGGTGAAGCAGGTATTACTGCTGCCGTACCAGGAGTTGACGGTATGGTGTTCTCCTTCCAAAACCCAGTTGGTAGTGTCACACAACCACCACGTAACTTGACCATTTTTGGCGTTAAAATTTCAGCAGTAAACATCGGTGCTGCTGTTGCTGGCTCGCCGTCTACCGTTCAATGGGGTCTTGCATACGGAGCAACTGGTGCTACAGTTCCTTCACTGGCACAAGCCGAAACTGCGACACTGGTGGCTGCTTCAGTTAAACAATACAGAAGAATTCCTCTTGGTATCTCTAGCTTTATAATAGGTGCCGCAATTGGTCAGCAAGCACCTGACGTTGTGGTAACCTTTAATGCTCCAGTAACCGTACACCCCGGTGAGTGGTTGGCAATTACAGCTAAGTTTGTTCAAGGTACCGCCACGGCCTCACAAGTAATCTGGACAGTTGCAAGCATAGACGCTCACTACGACTAAGGAAAACTTATGTTAGAATTTGCAGCAAGCGGGATACTGGGATCAATCTTTGGTGGATTGTTTCGTCTGGCCCCAGAGGTCTTAAAGTTTTTTGACCGAAAAGACGATCGCAAACACGAACTGGCAATGTATGGTCTACAGATCGACTTGGAAAAAACCAAGGGCGAGATCCGCATCGACGAAAAGTACGTAGATTACAGCATTGCACAAACGCAAGCAATACAAACTGCTTTTGAGGGTCAAGCAAAAGAAGCTGCTGCAAGTTACCGTTGGGTAGCTGCATTGAGTGCCCTAGTCCGACCAATGGTAACTTATGTGTTATTTGGTATGTATGTGGCTTTCAAGATCACCATCATTGTACACGCTGTCAACAGTGGTGCCAACTGGATCGACATAGCTCGCAACCACTGGACACCAGACGACTTTGCAATGTTAAACATGATCCTAACATTCTGGTTCCTAGGTCGAAGTATTGAAAAGCGTAGCAACTCATGACTTCACAAGCAGTCAAACTATGCACAGACGCCCTCTTACACCCGTTTGAGGGCTACCACAAAAAGATGCAGAACGGGGACTGTGAGAGCTATCCAGACCCCGCCAGTCCGTTAGGTAGGGGTCTGGTGTCAAAGGCCCAAGCCGCGACCATGACACCAGAACAACTGCTCAAAGCAGGGCACCCTTGGACTATTGGCTGGGGTACAACTGGACCTGACATTGTGCCAGGTTTAGTGTGGACGCGCCAGCAAGCAGATGAACGTTTTGAGGCAATGCTCTCAAAGTTTGTTGCAGGAGCACTGGGCCTTAGTCCAGATTTAATAAATGAACCGCCCAGAAGGTTGGCGGCAATCATTAGTTTTTGTTACAACTGTGGTTTAGGCAACTACAGGATTAGCACTCTACGTAAACGGGTCAACCAAGCCGACTGGAACGGTGCGTACGAAGAAATACAAAAATGGAATAAAGCACAAGGCATTGTGTTAAACGGATTAACACGCCGACGCTTAGCAGAAGGCAAGTTCCTTCTCTAAGTATTTATCAACCAACCTTCAAAATATATGGCAAATAACAGTGGCAAGAAAGCTCGACGAGCAATGAGTCAAGGCTCCGATAACAGTTTTTTAGTTAAAACAGAGTTCAGAGAAGTAAAACCACTAAACTATATACAGGAAACGTATTTAAATGCTATAAAAACCAACGATATTGTCTTTGGTATTGGCAGTGCAGGTACCGGCAAGACCTATGTAGCTGCAAGCTACGCTGCAAGTGAGTTATTCCACCGTCGCGTAGACAAGATCATTTTGACCCGACCAAACGTAGAAACTGGTCGTGGATTGGGATTTTTGCCCGGCACTTTGGAAGAAAAGTATGCCCCCTACTTAGATCCTTTCGATCAAGTGTTTTCTAACAGTTTGGGCAAGGGGTTTTATGAGTACGCCATAAAGTCAAAAGCAATCGATCCTCGCCCATTGGGATTTATGAGAGGTGCCACTTTTGACAATGCCATTGTATTGGTAGACGAAGCACAAAACGCAACCAAAACAGAGTTAAAAATGTTGTTGAGCCGAATCGGAAAAAACACTAAAATGATTATTAGTGGCGATGAGGAACAGAGCGACATTGTCGATACTGGACTGATGGATGCTGTTAAGAGATTAGAAGGCATCAAGGGTATTGAAGTTGTACGCTTCTTGGACAGTGACATTGTTCGATCCAAGATGTGTAAATCTATAATTTTAGCTTATAAGAATTGAGAGTGAGATGGCCAAAGAACTGTGTCCAGTGGGTACAATGTATCCAGATATTAATTTAAGCAACCACTTGGCAGCGGTTCAATACGCCAACTACGGACCTGCCGAAGCTCGTGACAGCAATCCCAAATTTTGGGAACTCAAGCAAGAAGTCTGGGGTGTCAGTGAAGGTCAGGCCCGCATGAGGGTATGCGCCAGTTGCCATCATCATGACCGTTCACCAGAGACCTTGGACTGCATCATCGAAGGTCCAGCCGGTGAGTGGAGCGAAAGTCAACTTCCAGTCACTCCCAAGTTTACAGACATTGACGGCATGCCTGTGTGGTACTGCAGTCGTTGGAATATGACTGTGAGTCCCATCAGAGTGTGTGATCAGTGGGAAATGGAAGGCGATGGAGACCACGACGAAGACATGCCAGACGAAGATCCTGAAAAAGGCTACTTTGAAAAGGCAGCAACAACGTACAAGCCTACAACTGGTATGGCTAGTGCAGCTCGCCGTGCCCTAAAGTGGAAAAAGGAAGGCAAAGCTGGCGGAACCCGTGTGGGCTTAGCCAGAGCAAATCAACTTGCCAACCGCGAAAACTTAACTGCTAGTACAGTAATGAGAATGCACTCATTCTTTAGCAGACACGAAGTAGACAAAAAGGCAACAGGATTCAACAGCGGAGAAGAAGGCTTTCCAAGTGCAGGCAGAGTAGCTTGGGACTTGTGGGGTGGAGATGGTGGCCAATCTTGGGCCAGAGCTAAGCGAGATCAGATAGTAAGGGCT